GCATCCGAAGTACAACCGGGATTCTGCTGCTCATGGCGAATTAAAGTGGGCATGTCGTAGACGGCGGTTGGCCGTAGCCCTCCACCTGACTTCAGGTTCTTTTCGGCGTTGGCTCGAATGCGTCTCATGCGATCTTTGTAGCCTGCCTTTTCGGCAGCCTGCTCCCGATCCACTCGCTTGGCCAGTGACTCGGCAACTTCCCCATCGCTGACCCTTCCGCTAGAACCTTTTCTTACTATGATATTTACGCTCATTCCGATTGTTTGTTTGTTGAAAGAAAAGGGGGCCGGCCTTCCCCAAAGCCGGCCCCCGTAAACCCCATCCCTAAACTATGAACTATATGATCGAACCAAGTGCGCGAGGGTTAGTCACGCATAGCGAAATCATGGCTTCTACGAATGCCCTCGGACCTGCTGCCAAGTCTGGAAGATTCTGAGTGGTGATGCCTTCGAGGAACTTCAAGCTGACCGTGTCGTCGCCCGGAATCAAGTAGGCTCGATTCGAGTTGAGGACGCCGTCGTCAGTGTTGTACCCTCTGGTCCAGAGTCCGCCTGTTCCAGCTCCGGCAGCCCCGGTTTGGCCAGTTATGGTAAATGTCGTCGGAGCCGTTACTGTTATGGCAAACGTCCCGTTGATTGCATCATTCCCAGTAACTCCGCTGATAGTAACAGTGTCGCCGGTCGTAAGCCCGTGAGCCGCAGTAGTCGTAATGACGGCAGGGTTCGCGGTCGAAGACGAAGTGATGGCAGAACCTACCTCGCGTCCCAAGAAGAGGTCAGGTATTACCTTAACCGTTCCGTAGTCCGACTGGTATTCGGTAATGCTGAGAGTCAATCGACCTCCGCCTACTTCTTGATTGAAAGCCGCAGAGTTTGCGTTGGCTCTCGACATGTCCGAGATCGCGTTAACGATGGCCGGGCCGGCGAACAAACGATAGTCTGTCTTCGATCCGGATGCTTCGTAAACGGCCTGAAGAACCGAGCGCAAATTCGCTTCGGTCATTGCTCCCGGTGTACTGTAGTTGAAGCGTGAACCGGAAACGGACCTAACGCTCGCAGGAACGTCGGCGGCAACGGCGGCAGGATCGGACCAGATGCCCAGACCTTGCGACTTAGCGGCTACTGAACCGGACCCGGCTACTTGAGAAGCGCCAGAACCGATAACCGTTTCGATGTCAGTTTTCAGCTCGGTGAGCGACTTTGCCTTGGAGGCGGCCATGAGGCTCTCTCCGGGGGCTACGTCGATCATCTGAGCTTGGCGCGAAACAGCGTAGGCTCGGCGAACCGTCTGGACACGATTCCCGAGGCGAACTCGGGAATTGATCTGGTCCTCAAAACCCGTGTTGAAAACCATGTCGACGCCGTCGATGACGCCGTTTGCGTCAGGGCTGGCGAGAACGTCCCCAAGCCATTCCGTAAGGACGGCCTTGGGAGCTGCGGACTGCTTCAATGTGGAATACATTGGAGTGGTTGAGGGCGAAACGAAGCGCAAAATATTTGCGAGGTCTTCCCTCGCGCCTTGCGTACTTGTAACGTTGAAACTTGTTGCTACTGCCATTTTTTATTTTCCTCCTAGAATTTTTTAAAAGATATTAAGTTAGTAAGTCTGCGAACTTTTCGGGGCTGATATTCCCCTGTGCGATAGCGGCTTTGATTTTCTTATCCTGTCTGTCAGTCTTCGGCGTTGGTGGCGGCGCCACGGATTCTTCGAGCGTTGCCGGAGGAGTTTTTGCCGGCGTCTTTTTGGCCGGCTTTTTCCCTTTCGCCTCGGCCTTGAGGGCCTGTATGCCCTTAACCAGAGTGGCGGCTACGAAATCCCCATTAGGCAGGCCGTCCAGTACGCGCTTATACTGCGGGCCATTTCTGACCTGCTGGAAAAGCTCGTAGTTTTCGCCCGTCTGTTCGGCTAAGAAAGTGAAGGTCGAACTCGCGTCCGATGCCCACTGCTCCTTTGCCTGTAGGAATTGCGCCCGCTGCGGAATTTTCTCGGTCAGGTACTCGTCGGCGGCTGCGAATATCTCGCGGATTTCATCCCCGGAATATTCCTTTTCCCCGTCTTCGACGTAGTCCTTGCCCAGATGTTGAACTGCCCATTTCTTGGCGGCGATTGCTTCCTGACGAACTTTCTCCAAGCTCTCCATGTCGGCGATCTCCTCCAGAACCGGCGAACCTTGCGATTCGGCCTTTTGCGGTTGGGATTCGAGTGCTGCGATCTTGGCCTGCATGGCCTCGACCCTTTCCTCGGCAGTCTTACTCCGGCTTGTCAACCGGCTTATCTGCTTCAAAAGCTTCCCTACCGCTTTGGGCGGTCCTTCGGCGGATTCTTCTTCGGCCTCTTCTTCGGCTTCCGTTTCCTCCCCCTCTTCCTCCTCGGACTGACTAGACTGTGAAAGAACGTCTTCTGCTTCGGCGTCTTCCTCTCCCGCTTCTGCCGTTTCACCGGCCTCAGGTTCGGTCGTCTCCGGTTCGGGCGATTCTTCGACACGCTCGATGAACGAGCTTGCCAATTCCTCGACTGTCGTCGGAGTGCCTGCGTTATCTTCTGCTCCCGAATCGTTACCCGGAGCCTCGGTAATTGTTTCCGTATCCATTTTCTGCGTTTTAAGAAGTTCGCCGTCTTACCTGCGGACCGAAGCCCGCCAACTTTTATATTAGCACCTCGGCCGGCTACTTTCTCAGGAAACTTAAAGCAGGTGGAAGGCGGCCTTGTACGGCTCGTATCGACCCTTGCTGGTCGGGTTGTGCGGAAACAGTTTTACCGCCTTGGCTTTCCCCGTCAGCTCCTTCGGGAAAACGTACCATGTCCGGAAGTCCGGAACGTCGACGTATAACGCCATAAAGTCGAAGGCGTCCGGGGCATAACTGGCGATAACCACTTTGTAGCCCGAGGATTCGCGGTAGCGCGTCCCCTTGATCTGAACTCGCTTCAGGCCGAGCCGGCTATCGGTAATGACGTCATAAGGCAAATAATCCCCCTCGGGTTGGCTGACCGCGATGCCCCGTTTCAGGCATTCGGTCGTAAAGAGGCTCTCGTAATAACTGCCCTGACTCTTCGCCGAGTCCCGGTAGTCAGCCGTCATCCTCTTCTAAGTCGATGTCGCATCGTCCAAGTCGGACTCTTCGAGGTAACGGCTCAACAAGGCCCGAACCTCGTTCGCAAACATTTCATGCGGGGTTAGATTACTCCTCGGCATGGCTGAAAACTCGAAGCAGCCGGTCGAAGGCCGAAATCTCTCCGGCCAGACGAGCCAACTTCTGAGGGTTGTCGAGAAGCTCGGGAGTCTGGAAGTCCAGCATGGCCGTCTCCAGCTCGACCTTTATGTGGTCGAGAATACAATCCCAGTCCTCGCGTGTATGTAGTTTAAGAAGTGCTTCTTGAAGATTCATAAGAAAAAGATTTTGGCGATCTGGCCGAGGATAAGAAAAAGCATGTCGGTCAAGGCTTCACGCTCTACGAAGAACAAAATGAAAACTACCAGCCAGTATAATTCCTTTTGGACATGGCCCATTAGCCCGTGGCCGGAACGTTACCCGGCGGCGCTCCTAGCTGGCCCGTTAAAGCGTTCCTCTGTTGTGTTTGCTGAAATTCGAGCTGAGAAGCATAATTCTGTAGTCTGGCCGCAAACTGTTCGTCGGTCTGCATTCGCTCCTGAATGTCCGAAGCCGGTATTTCTTCCGTTCCTTGGAGATACTGCTGAAGCATTTGCAGGCGTAGCTGAACGTTGGCGCTCTCGGGAGCGTTGACGACCTGCCCGCTGAAGATTTTGGCGATATCCTCGGAAGTCTCCATGACCTCCTTGTTCGTTGCCTCCTCTGCCGGCGCTATCAGCTTCGAGGCCAGACCCGGATCGATGGCCTCTAAGAAAGTTTGCAGGAACGCATCGTAGCGAGCTTGGCCCTGCCGGTCGTACTGCGAAAGCACTTGGCCGACAGTCTCCAGCTTTTTCACTACCGCAGCCTCGTCGGCATTATTCGCATTCCATGAAATCTGAAAATCATATTCATCTGCCGCTTGGTCCATGAGTAGCTGAACGCCCTGCTCCGAGCCAGTGACTCTGAACCACTGTTCCGGATTTCCATACTGCCTCTCCATCGCCCAGAACTGGCGAAGTACTTGAGTCCAGCCGTGCAGCCAGTTGTTGACTAACGCTTGACGCATCACGTTAGCCTCGACCGCATCCGCTTCGCTAGTCGCCCGACCAGTCACTTTATCGGCCAACTGGCGGAGCTGCATTTCCACCTCCATCGAGGCAGGCGAATACTTCGGAATTTCAGCAAACCCAAATTCGCCACGCCGGCGGACAGGTATAACGGAGCCGGGTCCGACCTGCTCGGGCTTTCTGCCGGCCATTACTTCCATAGGCGGCAACGTGGACATGGAGGCGCGATCTCTTCGACTATCTAATTCCGTCTTGACCGCGAGCTGATACGAGCGGAGCAATTCGGGATAGCCTCGGCTATCGAACAGTCTGCGGGACAAATGTTCTCGAGTGATCGCGACGAAGGGATAGCCGTCTCCGTACATCTCGGTTGAGTACTTCGCGAAGCCCTCGACCGTCTCGCTGAAAATGGTAGTGGTACAGATCGGAACGCCGTCTTCATCGATCTCCTTGCGATAGCAGGTGATTAGACGAATCAAGCCCTCGTACTGGTCGAACGAGCCATAGCCGCCGGTGACGTAGGTATTGAACATCTCGGGGTTTTGGGCAGGAAAATCGCCCTGACTGTTCTCGATACAGTCCTCGACGAACTCGGAATCCCAATTCCCGGTAATGACCATTTCCTTGGCCTGCTCGGGCGTTAGATAATGGACGCAGTAGACCGCTCTGGCCGCTTGCAAATCCAACACGTTCGAGTCCACGATCAAATCCCTGCCCAGCTCATACGCCTTTACCGAAGGACGATTGGCCGTGACTTTCTCCGAGGGAATTTCCGTAACGCCGTCCTTCCGAAGCTCGTTCACCATCCGGGTAATCCGCTTCTTGCGAAGATTCGGGAATACGCCCTGAAGCATTTCCACTACCGTCTCCTTCATGTCCGGATCAAGAATAGCCGCAGCCACTTCGGGGGCTTGCTGCTCGATTTCCGCGATGGAGATGGGCTTGTAGATTCTTTTTACTTCCCGCTTCCAGTACACGCCCAAGAAAGCAATGCCCTGTTCGAGTAGAAGGT